AAACGGCAAGGTTGTCGCTGTTCAGCCGATAGAACACCGCGCCATCATCCGCCACCAATGGCTGCACCCGTGTCGGATCGAGGACGTGCAATTCGATCACGATGTTGCGGTTGTCGCGCACCTTCAACACGTAGGCATTGCCGCGTCCGAGCTTGGACAGTACCCAGCTTTCCCAAAACTGATTGCGGGTCTGGTAATCGTTCGGCCGGCGCAGCACCGGGCTGAATGCCGGGTTGGTCACCTCGGTCCAGATGTTGTCGTCGTCCTTCTCGGCGAGTTTGACCCGCATTTTGGCGATGTCGCGCGCGATCAGCGTCTTGCACGCAAAGTCGGCATGAAACGACGCCGCCGTGTCGGTGTTGATCTCCATGTTGCGCTGCCACGCGCCGCTGAACGGCTCGCGGATCAGCGGATACCAGCCACCGCTGCCTGCCGGCACCGAGGCGAGCGCCTTGGCCTTCTCACCAGTGAACGGGATCGGCAGGCCGAGGATCTTCATCGGCGCCTGGCCGCCGAGATTTCGTGCTGCAGTCGCGCCACGCCCCAGCGGCCGTCTACGGCGATACCGAGCCGCTCGGCCTGCGCGCGCAGGGCGTCGAGAGCCTTCGCGCCGTTGTCCTCGGGCTCTGGCTTCGGCGGTTCGGCCACACGAGCAACCGGCTGAGCTGCGGGCTTGCCATGTTCGGCGGCATATTTCGCCTTGCGCGCGCCGACCAGGATGCGCGCATGCATGTCGTTGGTCGTGTCGAATTCGTCGCCGGCCTTCAACCGGCGCGTGTTGTAACTATACGACCTCGTCGCTATCAGTTTCATGTTGTGGTTTTTGCCATGATAAAATCTCCGGAAAATGAGGGCGGACGGATACGGAGGAGGTCCGCCCTCACCAGTCGAGCGCCTTATGCGGTCGGCACCTCGCCGCCCCACGCAACGCCCGTCAGGTACACGACGGCCGGATCACGGCCGCGCATCCAGTTGATCGTGCGCTCGGCGCGGATCGCCACGCTGTTTGTTTGCCACATGCTGACCACCGACGCAGGCGTCGGAGTGATCGAGTTGTGCGCCGGCGCATCGGACATCTCCAGCGAGGCCTCCCGGCTGGCATCAATCTCAATCCCGCCCTCATCTGCCAGGAAAATATCCGAGGCATTGAGCAACACCACGATGTCGCTGACATAGTCCGAGGCAATCACCGGCATGCCCTGCAGCGTGCCGCCGCTCATGCTCATCGCGCCGAACTCCGCCTGGCCGAGCGGATTGGTCATCATCGCCAACGCCACCGCATTGTTAGACGACATAATCCAAACGCCACTTGACGGCGGATTATTCGCGGCGTTGTACTTCGCCCACAACGCGCGGATATCCATACGGACATCGTCGGCGGCATCGCCCGAAGAAGCAATGGTGTCCGCCCCATGAGTGATCGACGCCGGCGACACACCAGACACGGCCGTCTTCGCCGGATTGATGAAGTCGATGTCGAGCCTTCTGCGCAAAGCCTTGGCGAGCGCATCACGTACAAGAAGGTCAGACTTGGGATTGGAGTATCGGATCGACTCCTGAGTCAAGGCGCAGATATTGGCGACCTTGAGCGGCTCGAGCGTCGTGCGCTCGAAGCTGAACGAGGTTAACGCTTTGGCCTTGCCTTCGCCGGTCCAATAGGCCTCGCCGCCGCTAAGCTGTGTAATGATAGGCACCCGGAACATCAACGAGGTCAGCGCCGGAACGCCGCCATTGCCGAACCGACCGAGAATTGTCTGCGGATTGAGCCATTCGAGGAACGCAGCCGGTGAGCCACCCTCGGGGCTGATCAAGTCAAACCCCCAGTTGCCGGTCATTGTCCCGCCAGCAGCCACGGGGGCCTTGAGTTCTGCAACGACCTCGCTGTCTGCGCCGTACATCTCAGCTGCGATATCAGCCGCAGGCCGAAACATTTTTTGCGCCCGCACCTGACATTTAACCAGACGAGCAAAGCCCTGACCGGGCGCAAGCTTCGGCTGCGGCTTGACGATGATCGACGAGCGCGCCTCGGCGCCCTCGCGCGCCGTATCGGCCTTGATCACCGGCTTTGCGGCAAACGCCTTTGCTTTCTCGACCGCGCGCAGCCGCACGAGATCCTTGTCGATTGCCTCGACATCGCCGGACAGCTTGTCGAATTCTTCCTGTTCGCCAGCATCGCTCGTGCGATCTTCGTCGAGGGTCTTCTGCATCACGGCTTCCATACGTGATGCGGACGCGGCTCGCTTGTTCTCGAGTGCGGTTATCTGTTCAGCAATCGTTTTCATGTGAGTGCCCTCCTGGGCAGAGTTGGATTGAGACTGTTCCAGGGCACTGGACGGGGTGAGATGGACGACACGTTGCAGCATTCGCTTGCCGAACACGGCTCGCTGCGCTGTGTCGATCGATCGGATCATGGTCACGGTGGCTTGCGCATTCGCCGGAATGGTCACGGCCGACAGCTCGAGCCAGTCCCATTTCTTAAAACGAATACCTTTGGTTTCCGGGATAAACTCATGCTCGATCGGCTTGAACCCGATCGAGAGACCAGGCACGAGGCCGGCTTTGATCAATGACCAGGCGCGGTCGATCTCGGCCGTCACGTTCTTGGCAATCTGCGCAACAATCTCGATGCCAGCTTTGGTCACCTTGGCATGCGTGACCTTGCCGATCGGCTGATCGCTCTGGTGCTGCCACAACAGCGCGATCGGCAACTTGAACTGCGCGCCCTCGGGCTCGACCACATCGTTCAGCCGGTCAGCCGCCGGCGTCGTCGCCATGCCGGTAATGACGCGCGCATCCTCGTCCACTGCTTTTACGGTGAGCAGTGAATAAGCCCGATTGAGCATGGCGGTGACCTCAGTTAGGCGGGTTCGTCCTTGTCGCGCCGGCGATCATCGTGGTCATCGCCGCCGTTCTCGTCATCATCCGGCTGCGGCTTGGGCTGCGGCTTCGGTTGCTCCGCCGGCTTAGGCTGCGGCGGATTGGGTTGATTGGGTTGTGCTGTTTCAATGCTCATCGTGGTCTCCCTTCATGCGAAGAACAGCCGAACGGCCGGCTTGGCTTGCGGCTTCGGGTCGCGCACCATCACGATCACCGCGTCCATCAAAGCCATCCACGGGTCGATTTTGGCATCGCCCGCATTCTGCTTGGTCGCGCGGATCGCCGTCGCGGTCGGCTCGATCTTCACGTTGCCGACGCACCAGTCCATCAACTTGTTCGGCGTATGTTTTAGAGTTCCGTTCTCGACTTTTCTTTCCGCCGTCTTGATCGCGTTCATCATCGCGTAGCCCTGCGGCGCGCCGATGACCTGGTCGCCCTCCTGCGTGATCTTGACCGCACGCAGCGCCTCGACAAACTCGCCAATTCCGGCCGGATCGACCGCAACGCCCGCAAGCAGCTTCTTGCGATTGATGTCGTCGATCAACTCGACGATATCCTCGATGTCCTCGGTCGCATGCTCGACGATCGTCAGTTCGCCATCGGCTTGCGCCGCCTCAAGCCGTGATGCGATCGACTTGCGCCGCTCGAGCACGCTCTCGTGGCACCAGGAGTGCGTCCATGCGAGCCAGTCGCGCGTCTCGCGGCAACGGCCGAGCACACACACGCCGAACAAATCGTCGAGCCCACCGCCGTCAATCCCGACGACAACAACCTCAGACCGGATCAGAATTTCCTCGAGCGTCAGCGCCGCATCTTCTGCGTCGGTCCAGAACTCGGCGCCGGCCCAGCCGTCGGCCTTCATGGCAACGCCCATCTCGATGTTGAGATGCTGCGAAGCCCACCGGCGGGTTTCCTCCTCGCCCTTGGCGCGCGCCTCGTCGTGGTCGGCAATCACCCGGTCGAGCGTGATCGAGCGCCCGAGGTTCGGCAGCACCATCCGCCAGTTTGCCGTGTCGCGCCACGATCCGTCGCGCTGCATCGCTTCCGGAAACTCGTAGAGCATCGGAAGCATCCGGCTTTTCTGCAGCTTCCCATCGCGAATGGCGCGCGCGTATTCCAGCTCTTGCCTAAACACGCCGGCCGGCAACACGTCGCTCTGCGTCGTGATGAAGATCAGAAACGCTTCCGGGTTGGCGATCATGCCGCCGCGGATCTGCCCAATCACCCGCATCGCATACGACATGCTGGACATCAGATGCAGCTCGTCGACCAGCACACCCACCGGCTTCGCACCCGTCATTACCTTCATGTCAAACGTCTTGATCTTGAGTTTCGATTTGGTGAGCCGATCCGTGATCGTCTTGATGTGCTCCTGCAGTTGAAACCGTTTCTGCAGATAGCCTTCCGGGTCAGCGTCGATCATCCCGGCCGCCTGCTGAAACGCAAGATCAGCCACCTCCTGCGTCGGCCCGACAAACAGAAACTCGGCGCGCGGTCGCTTGTTCAGCAACAGCGCCGTGAGCATGATCGCCGCGCCGCCGGTCGTCTTCGCGTTCTTCTTCGGCACCAGCGCGAACAACTCAGGCACCTTGCGATGCCCTTGCCGATCGAGCGAACCGAACACCGCGCGCACGATGTCGCGATGCCACTCGCCGGCGGCCTCGGACAAGGGCGGCTGGCCGACGACGTCCGGTAGCCGCAGCATGTTGAAGATGTCGACCGCCTTGTTCGCCGCGGCCTCGTCTAGCGGCAAATCAGGAACGAGCGAGCGTCCTTCCTTCAACCGTGCCTGCCAGTCCGGACAGGCAAACCGCCAGCCTACTGAACCAGGCTGCTCCACGTGCTTCCTTTATGCGCCTGCTCGGCAGTGATCTGCGCCTGCTCCTTCTTGCCGAGCGGCGACATAGCTGGCGGCTCGCTATCGCGCTCGAGCAATGCCTTGCACGCAGCCACGCGCACAGCCGGCGACACAGCCTCATCCGCCGCGATGCCGGCCAGGATGCGCAACGGATCGATCGCCGAAGGATCGCAGCCGAGCTCAGCCAGTGCTCGCCGCAACTCCTCTGCCTTGGAAGGACGACCAGGCCGCCGCTTAGGTTTGTCAGAGGTTCGCGCCATTTAACAAAACCTTCGGGTCACAGTGAGGCTGTGGTCAAAATCACGTTGCAGTATGGTCTGATTTTGGTCACCGCAAGAATAAATTCTCCGAATGGGAGCGTAGCGTGCGCCCTATT